CAAGGTTAGGCCACATAGCCTCTGGAACGCCGCTTTGCTCAATATACTCAACAGCGGTCATAATGCCTTCTGTGTCTCGATGGTATCTGGGTTGGCTGCTGCCGTAATTTGGCGGATTGCCATTTTATTGGCAACAGATGAAATTTTGACATTAAGCAGCCTCCACTTTTGATACTTGCGAAGATCGCTTGCAAGCTTCTTTTTTACTGATGTTGGAAGTTGGGCTGGAAGCGTAAACTCAAGTGTGAGTACAGCACTTGATATATTTAGATTTGGCTGAACATCAATATCCCCAACATCTATATCACGCTGAATGGATATGGTTGTATCTGTCGAATAGGAATCATCAAAAATTACCTCGAAATGCGATCCGTACTTAACAGCAAATGGATCTCCAAAGTTAAAGTCTTTGGTGCGAACAGATGATTCATAATCAAATGTTCCAGTTGATGTTGTTGTTGTTGAAGTTCCACCAGTTGAAACAGTTGCTGTGTAAACACCGAAGTCCCTGTAGTCTGCGGTTGTTACCTGTGCTGGAGTCTTATATCCGCTATACCTTGTGATTTGTCCTGTTGTCAATTTCATCATTAACCGCAAACCTTGGTCTTGGAAATTGGTTAACGAAAACTGCATTACATTTGGAGTCCATATTCCCTCAAATGCTCCAAGAATCGTGTTGTAAACAATGATTGTATCGTTAAAATCATTTGACTCTGTTGGTATTGCAAGAAAGTATCTATTGTCATAAAAATGTGCGGCAGCTATTCCAATTTTTGCACTATTGATTTGCTGTATAACATCTTTAATTACCTCTGAAATTGGAAGGCCAACAGATGTGAAATCGTCTGCTGCTGAACGCACAAGGGATCTAATGCCATCATCAGAAAGAAAAAATATGTCACTGTTGACTTGTACGGCAGAAGCTTCGGCAACGCATCCAGTATTGTTTGATATTAACTGAACAGTCCAATCAGCCGCACTTGTTGCATCTGGAGGAATTGTAACCTGGAAAATTCGTCTCCTCTTAAACACAATTATTCTGTTTTGATAGTATTGAACTATGGCTGTAATTTCATCTCCGTCATCTGCGTTAACAACAATGCTGTTAGTCAAATCCCAAATTGAAGCATCTAAAATATCTGATGCGTAAAGAGTATTTCTATTTGCTCCAGATCCAACCCCAAACAACCTATTTCCAGTATTTATTAAAAGTCTTAAATCAAGCGGAGGCGGACTAACTGTTGCCGTAGCTGTAGCTCCAGATCCATTTCCAATAATTGTTACAGCTGGTTCCCCCGAATATCCATATCCTCCATCAACAACAGTAACTCCTGTAACAGCACCTCCAGCTACAGTTGTGATTAGGGTTGGTAATGTTCCGCCCCAATCTGGTCCTGTCACAACTGCCGTTGCGCTGGTATATCCACTTCCTGCTGTAGTTACAGTTATTGCCCTAATTTTACCAGCTTGTCTTGTTGCAATATCTCCATCATAATAGTAAAGCGCACCATCCGAATCAGCCATATACATCTTGTCGTTAAATTGAGCCATGCTTACTTTTGCATCAAAGCTGGTTGAAAATCCGTCAGCCCATTTTTGCGCTTCGTTATCCCATGTTCTTGTGGCTCCAGTTAAATTGTCCCATATTTCTTGAACTCTATGTGGACCAATATTTCCGTCAGAGTTAATCGCTGTTCCGTTTGAATTGATTGTATAAAGTTTTCCTTGAATTACGGCAACAAGTCTTTCGTTTTGAGATGTGTCGTAATATCGCATTCCGCCAATTGATCCTTCTTGGCTAGTTGCAGATGTGCTGAAACTTGTTACGCCTTTGCGAGTTTCTAGACTCCCCTTCGGGGATAAGGTCATATTCACCAACTGCTGAACTTGATTTGCAGCAAGCAAGTCTGATTGAAGACCGCTGGCTTGACCACCCGCAAAACTGCGGATACCGTCAAACGCCAAGAGATCGTCTAAATTGTCCGAATAATACGGCACAACGTCTCCTTTTAAGCCGAGAACATTTCTTCTATTGTTAACTCACCAAGACTTTGAGGAGTGATCTGTTTCACGCCTCCAACCTGGCTCAATTCGTAATTGGCCATCAAAGCAAGGTCGGCATTTGCAGATTGCGTAATTGATTGTGCCTTTGCATACTGCCGTTCACGCTCAAGTGCGTCTGCGTGAGTCAATGCTAAAACCAAATGATGAACGTGTGGCAAGCGAAGCTCATCATCCAGCGCGGTTTGAGATGGCGGGAAATCAACAATAATGTTTGTTCGAGTAAGGCATTTGAGTTTTTCAACAACGCGCAATGGTGTAGTTCCAGCAGTTTTAAGCCTTGGGTAAAGGTTTAGCTGGGCAACTCCGCTACTATTGCGTCCAGTGAAATGGTATGTATCTGGGTCGCCAGTACGCGCATCGTCAAGCAATCCTGGGTCTTGGCTGATGATTGTAGCCAGGTCAATCGGGTCAACCTCTGCATCGTTATAGGAAACAGAAAGAGGGGTTTCTACATTTGTTCCAAGCGTAATCTGCCTATTTGTACCAACAGAGTAGGTTGAGTTGGTTACAGTTTCACGCCAAGGAGCAAAGTCCCATACGCGCCTGTAGGCCAAGCTTGCTGACTTTTGCAAGAATGTAAGCGTGTCCGAGTCGGTCTTGCCAACCTTCTCGCCAGCAAATTGGGCGATTTCAGAAAGTGTCATTATTGATTATGGCTTTGACGGCCATATCACGTCTTCTGGATTAACAAAGTTTTGTGGAATATTTCTTAATTCAGTTCGATAGTTTTCCCATAAATTTTTTTCTAATGGAGAATCCGATAATTGAGTCCAATCAGACTCAGAAAGCAATCTATTCCTAAATCCTCTTATAGACTCCCACTTTAACTCGTTGCTAATATTATTATTAAAAATCACGGCTCCACCTCCCACGCCTCAAAATGAGATATGCTTACACCACCATATCTTCTGGCTCCAACATTATTTCCATTCACATATATTGTTCCAGCATCAGATCCAACTCTAACTCGATATATTCTCGATGTTGTGCTTGATGATAATTCACTATAAGATCCATTAAGTTTAATTCCATAAGCAGATGCAGTCCAGAATGGAATTGCTGTAGCATAAATAGCGTCTGCTGTTGAGTCTTTGAAAAACGCAACAGTTCCAGAATTTCCAACAGATTGACTTGCAACTCCACTCGCATCAAATTTAAGATAAATTACAGAAGTTGCTGAAATTGGTGAAATGGTTATTGTCAATACTTCATTTCCTTCTGTTATTTGAGGTATTGTGTCATCCCATGGTATTGTAGTTCCACAAGTAACAACAGATGCAGTCGTTGATCTTGTAACCTGCAAAACTTTTCCAGATGAAATTGCTGCTGTTGACACGGACGAAATTCTGCCTTTTGAATCAACAACTATTCTTGGAACTGCAGTGCTTGTTCCATAAGTACCAGCAGTCACGCCAGTAGTGCCAAGCGTTCCTGTCCCCTGGCTTATTGTAAAATCACCTACAAGCGTTGTAGATAAATTCCCAATTGTTCCAGTAGTGCTGCTTGCATTTGTGCTATTCAGCGTTGCAATTGTTCCAAGCGTGCTATTGATCGCGCCAGAATAAGTACCAGAAGAGCTATTGATAAGACCGCTGTATGTTCCAGATGTAATCGTTGCGGTGCTTGCCGTAAGCGTTTGCACTGTCCCGTTGGTGATATTTGCGGCAGTAGATGTTGTCGTTCCAGCCGTCAGCGTTGGTATCGTTCCAATGGTAATACTTGCCGTGCTTGAGGTAAAATTTGGAATTGTTCCAGTGGTAATTGTTGCGCTGGTGCTAATCGTTCGATTACCAGTTGCTGTACCAAAAGTAATGATGCCAGAAATGTTTGCATTCGTATATGTTCCACCAGTCAACGCATCGTCAAACAAATTCTGTACGGTTGTGCTTCTTGGAGCATCTCCAGCCGTTAAGCTTGCATCTGCAATTAGCAATTTATCATCTGTTGCAACAGATGGAAGGTCTGTTTGATCCGTAATTAACGCTTGGTAAATGTCTGTTCCATCAATAAGATTATGCAATGCGGCTGCTGTAACCGTTCCATTGGTTGCAAACGTCTGCGAGCGATTGAATTTAATTGCCATATTAAGCTACCACCCTTATTGCCGTTGCATATATTGTTCCAGCTGGAACTGTTGAAAGCGTAATATTGTTTCCATTCACAAGGTTATATTGAGCAATATTTGCTGCCTTGGAGAACACTGTAAATGATAGCGCGCTAGAGCCTGTCATTGAACCCATTGAGTTAAGACTACCAAATACAATGTCATTTAATCCAAGCCCATTGATTGTAAATGTTCCGCTTGATACTGTATTTGCAGCAATTGTTGCAGTAGTGAATGCTGCCGTACCGTAATTAAATGCTGTCAAACCACCAGTAGATCCAGTAATTCTAGCTGTTCCAATTGTTGCTGTAGTTGTTACATTAAGCGTTCCAATCGTTGATGTGCTTACAATCTCAGTCCCAATCGTTGCTGTTCCAGTAGATGCAGTAATGTTTGATCCAAAAGTGATAGCACCAAGCTGAAGAGGAATGGTGGCCGTAGAAATTGTTGCCGTACTTGCAGACAGCGTTCCAATAGTTGCAGTACCAGTTGAAGCTGTGATGTTTGACCCAAAAGTAACATTGCCAAGCTGGATAGGAATTGTTGCTGTGCTGATTGTAGCTGTGCTGGCCGAAAGCGTCCCAATCGTAGCCGTTCCAGTAGTAGCAGAGATGCTTGAGCTAAAGGTAACTGCTCCTGTAACGCCAAGGCTAGATGACAATGTTACTGCGCCAGTAACAGCTAGGCTGGATGATAGCGTGGTCGCGCCTGCCGCATTCAGCGTGCCTGTGGATCTTACCCCAGCGGTAGAAAGCTCCAGCGCACTAGCAGTATTATCGCCATCGGTAATGGCCTGCAACGTGCCGTCTATACCACCCAAGCCATTAGTCTTTAGTAGCTGTGGATAGCTAGTGGAAATGTTCTGTGTTCCAAGTGTTGGCATTTAGTCTCCTAGTTAGAAAGTCGGTTTTTTAGCACATCCCAGGCCATTGAGCAAGCAAGCCCTATTAGCCCAGCTACAGCCAGAACCTTCGTGCGCAGGTGTTCCAACGCTCCTAATCTATTAGCAACATCCCCATGAAAAGCAAGTGACCTTTCTACCATGGCGTAAAGCTGGAGCTGACGCTCCTCCATCCTGGCAAGCCTAATTTCCATATTCCACACTTGGTCTTCGCTCATGGATTAAAATGGCTTTTCTCCTCCAGCCCTGGCCGCATCGCCCATGGTTGGTGAGTTGGTATATTTTGATTGCAGTTTAATTGATTCATGCTTGATAGAACAGGAGGACAAAACAATACAAATAAAAAATAAGCTAATAAATTGCATACTTGGTATTTAGATACGCCTCAACTTGCTGACGTTCTGTGTTTGTAACTGCTCTATTGTAAAATATAACTTCGGCAAGATCGCCAGGAAAACCAGCAGAACCTACTGCACGAGGTGTTGAATCTCCACCACCATTTCCTATACCAATTTCAATATCTAATTGATTTATGGCACTAACAGAAACAGATTGAGATGCTAAAGATCCGTTAACAAAATACTTTTGTGAATTATTTGTTACGCTTTGTGTACCACATACAATAGCCCAACTTGTAATTGCTGGATCTTGATATAAAAAACTCCATCCATAGGTATCATCCGCATATCCCATAACTCCAAATGAAGATTTTGTTGGGTCAACCGACGAAATAAATCTTGGTGATATTGCAAATTGGCTTCCAGCTTCAGTTGCTAAATCTCCTTTTGATATAAGTTCGGCCCAACTATTATTTGCATCATTATATTGATAAACTGTAAAGATTGTGAATTCTCCACTATTTCCAAATGTTGTTGGTGCTGTTTTTAAGACTGTTGCATCACCATTGCTTCCAAATCGCAAAACTGGTTTTCCATTTTGAACATTTGATACAAAAGTTGGATTTACGCCATCGACTACATTCCCAATTGCGTTAAATCCATTCCCACTCTGATCTGCCCAAGATGTTACATCTGAACCAAAAAGAGTAACCCCAGCGTCAGCCCTAAGCCATAGAGATAGGCCAGATAAGCTTGCTGGAGAAAATTCCGCTACAGCACCAACTTTGCGGATATTTTGTACTCCTAATCCTAGAGACAATCTTGGCATAAAATTACAATGCAATCATACGCTAAGGGGTAGAACCTTTGGCGATGTGATTGGTTGAATCATTAACCAGCTATGTAGCCAATCACCTT